TTGAGCGCGAAGCCCGTCCGCTGCGCCATCTACACCCGTAAGTCCCACACCGAAGGTCTCGAGCAAGCCTTTAACTCCCTCGACGCACAGCGCGAAGCCGCTATCGACTACATCAAGAGCCAGAAGCACGAGGGCTGGACCGTCGTGCGGACCCAGTACGACGACGGCGGTTATTCCGGCGCGACCATGGAGCGCCCTGCCCTTCAAGCACTCTTTCAAGACATCGAATACGGCGCGATTGATCTCGTCGTCGTCTACAAGGTCGATCGGCTCTCGCGCTCGATCGGAGACTTCGCCCAGATCATGAAGCGCTTCAACGCCCACGGCGTCTCCTTCGTCTCCGTCACCCAGCAGTTCAACACCGCGACCTCCATGGGCCGGCTCACCCTCAACATGCTCCTCTCCTTCGCCCAGTTCGAGCGCGATATCTCCGGCGAACGCATTCGCGACAAGATCACCGCCTCAAAGAAGAAAGGCCTCTGGGTCTCGGGCATGCCTCCCCTGGGCTATCGACTCCCGGACGGAAGAGAAGAGCGGAAACTCTACGTGATCCCCGAAGAAGCCGAACTCGTCCGGAAGATTTTTGCTGGTTACGTCGAAAGCCGCTCGCTCGTATCGCTCGCTGAAAATTTGACTGGTCTCGGCCACCGGACGCGGTGCTGGAAGAGTAAGCGCGGGTTTCTCCGAGGTGGGAAGCCTCTCACGCCGAAGTACCTCTACCGCATCCTAGTCACACCGACCTACCTCGGAAAAATCGTGCACACGGAAGCGGGCGTGCAGACCAACCTGCCGGGCCTCCACGATCCGATCATCGACCAGGAGACCTGGGATCAAGTCCATGCAGTCATGGAGAAGCAAGACCGTGAGTTACGCCACCGCTGGACGCATCCTTGCCTCCTAAAAAGGAAGATCCGCACGAGCGATGGTTTCTCGATGAGCCCGAGCTCGGTCCACCGAAAAAGCCCAGACGGCAGGCCGAGCCGCATCGTGCGCTACTACGCAAGCCAGAAAGCGATCCAGCACGGGTACCCCAGCTGCGCGATCAAAAACATCAACGCCACGATCCTCGACGATCTCGTCCGTGCGCTCATCCTCGACTACGCTAGAGCGAACACCCTTGAGGGACTCGCGGCGCAACCTGCTGAAATCCGCGATCACTGGATCCGCGAGATCATCGACTCAGTCGTACTGTCAACGGACATGCTCCTTGTCCGGCTCGACTCGATCAAACTCGCGGAGCTTCGGGAGCAGGACTGGAGCTCGCATGCGTCTGGCGCGGCGTCACCCGGCGTCCTGACCTGTCCTTACAAGCCCGACGTCGAAACCCGCGGGCGCCACGTCCTCCTCACGCTTTCGGTCCAGATCAAACGCCTCGACGGCCGGCGCCTGATCCTCTCGCCCGATGGCAAGGACCTCGTGCAATCCTCGAATCCCGAGCCCCGGGAGCATCTCGTCAACGCCATCGGCCTCGCCTATCGCTGGCACGAGGAGCTTTCATCCGGGAAAAAAGCTGCGACAGCTCACCCGCGATCACGGCGTGAGCGAGGGCTGGGTCCGGAGACTGCTTCCCTTGACTCAGCTCGGCCCTCAAGTCCTGAAGCTCGCCCTTTCGGGCCGGCTTCCGCAGAGTCGCACGCTGAACGACCTTCTCGAGACCGCCCAGCACCTTGACTGGTCGCGGCAACTCGACGCTCTCGGCCTCGAAAGCTCCGCCGGATCTCGCAAACTGGGCTGAGCTGCGCGCCCAAGTGCGGCAGAACCTACACCTCGCAACTCGCCCCGAGAGACACTCGCTCCGGTTTCGAGCGATTTCGGCGAGTTGTGAGCCCAGTTTCGTCCAAGAGACGATTCCGCCTTCGCGCGTTTCGCTCCAGAATCGCAGCGATTCCAGCGAAACCCTGCTCGCGTCTCCCTTCACTCGTGCGAGCAAGGGAAAAAATGGCGGAGGCGAATCTCAAATGGATCAAAGGGCCTCAGTGGCGATCGCTGAAATCCCTGTTCTTGGCCACTTTACAGGGACTTTTCAGTGATTTTCGGCCGAAACCGCGGATATCACGAGCCGGAAGCCCTTGATTGAGAACGACTTGCGTGCTCTGGACGCTGAAATCCCTGCTATCGGAACAGGGAATTAACAGGGAATAGACTCTGGCCAGAGCGTGTGGGGGATCTCTATCTCTCGATATAGAAAGTGGCCTCAGGGTCCAACTCAAATGCCGCGTGTTCACTCCTCTGAAGATTTGTCCAAAGTGAGTGAACGCATCTGGTATTATTGGGGAGTCGAACGTGAAGTTCGGCTTCACCACTTGAAAAATGTTCGGCGAGGTGACCTCGTCCGGGAGTGATTCCCGAGGAACTGGGCGTGATGCCCGAAGGTAGTGAACAGGGCATCACAACCGCGGTTCTTCGAGGAACATTCCATGAGGTCTACAAACGAACTCGGCACCCGCCAATCAGCCGCGCCTGCCGAACGAAACCTATCCGAACGGTCGCAGAAGCGAGAGCGCAACCCTGCTCGCGAACTCGAGGCGTGTCTTGAGTACGTCGACGTAGCTTCCCTGAAGCCGCACCCGTCGAACCCGCGCCTCCACTCAAGTAAGCAGATCAAGCGGATCGCTGAAAGCATTCGAGCCTTCGGGTTCCGGATGCCCGTTGTTATTGATGCGACGAATCGCCTGATCTGCGGTCACGCGCGTGTCGAAGCCTGTAAACTCCTCGGAATCGAGCGCGTTCCAGCGCTCCGCGTCACGGACCTCTCCGAAGAGCAGCTTCGGGGCTTCATGATCGCGGATAACCGCCTCACGGAGCTGAGCACCTGGGACGATAAGCTCCTCGCCGAGAACCTGAAGCTCCTCTCGACCCTCGATCTCGAGTTCGATATCGAGACGATCGGTTTCGACTACGGCGAGATCGAGCAGCGCATCCTCACCTTGGAAGGCGATCAGGCTCGAGACGACGAGGCTGATCAGGTTCCCGACTCGCTCGACTTCCCCATCGTTACGCGAGTCGGAGACCTCTGGCGACTCGGCCCAGCCAAAGACGGTCATCGAATCCTCTGCGCCGACTCGAGAGAGGCTTCCGCCTACGAACGCCTCCTCTCGGCGGAACGCGCCGCCGTGGTCTTCACCGATCCACCCTATAACCTGCCCGCCCGAGCGATTGGGCAAGTGTGCGCAGGGGAGCACGGCAATTTCGAGATGGCCGCTGGCGAAATGACGTCCGAGGAGTTTCAGGGCTTCCTCGCGACCGTCATGAAGCAGCTCTGCCGGTTCAGCGAGCCCGGCTCGATCCACTACATCTTCATGGACTGGCGCCACTCGCTCGAGATTCTTCAGGCAGGGAAAGAGCACTACAGCGAGCTCAAAAACCTCTGCGTCTGGCTGAAGGACCGTCCCGGCATGGGCACATTCTATCGAAGCCAGCATGAACTCGTCTTTGTCTTCAAGCGTGGCGAGGTAGCGCATCAGAACAACTTCGAGCTCGGCCAGCACGGCCGGACGCGAAGTAACGTCTGGAGCTATCCCTCGATCCGATCCGCTGAGGCCACGGACGGGGATCCGGAGAAAGGCACTGCACTCTCTCTCCACCCGACCGTTAAGCCCGTTCGCCTGATCGAGGATGCGCTTCTCGACTGCTCGCAGAGAGGAGAGCTTGTCCTCGACCCGTTCCTCGGGAGCGGCTCGACCCTCATCGCATGCGAGAAGACGCAGCGCATCCTCCTTGGGATCGAAATCTCGCCCCGGTACGTCGATGTCGCGATTGGCCGATGGGAAGCCTGGACAGGCGCGGACGCCATACACGAAGCCACAGGAAAGAGCTTTACAGAGATCGCGAAAGTGCGGAGAGAGGGGGAGAACCGTGTCTGAAAACGAGGAGGAAGATGTCGGCTACAAGAAGCCGCCAAAGTCAGCTCAGTGGAAGCCAGGCCAATCAGGTAACCCGAATGGACGCCCGAAGAAGGTCAAGGACTTCTTTAAGCTCTTTGATCAAACGCTCAGTCAACTCATGCAAGTTACTGAAGGAGGAGAAGTAGTCACCATTTCGAAGCGGGAAGCTCTCTTGAAGCTCGTCGTCCACAACGCGCTTCGGAATGACAAGACCTCCCTCAAGCTCGTATTTGACTTCATGAAGGCTGACCAGGCGATCGAAGAATTTGCGATCGATGACAAGGACCGCGAGGCGCTCATGGAGCTCTTCGAAAGGGCGAAGCTTGAAGATGCGAAGCCTGAGGAGCCAGAGCATGAATAATCTCGAGACTCAGGCCACTCGCCACATGTATCAGACGGATCTGCCGTCGTTCCTCGATCTGGCCGCCCGGCTACTCTGCTTTGAGTACCAACCTCATTGGTCTACCGCGGTCCTCGGCGGATTCCTCGCACGTTGCTTCCGCGCTGAGACGAGGCGGCTCATCATCAACCTGCCACCGCGTTCGCTCAAGTCGATCTGCGCTTCTGTCGCCTTCCCAGCATGGATCTTGGCCCATCGACCTAAGTCGAAGATCCTCTGCGTCGCAGGTCACCGTGGCCTCGCGGAGGATCACCATAGGCTCGCGCGGAATCTCATGTCGCATTCGAAGTACCGAGCGCTCTTCCCGCATCTTCAGTTCTCGGAGGCGGGAAACCAGATCCGCTTGCCGCACGGAGGGTCGCGGTCCGCGTTCACGCCGACAGGCGCCCTGACCGGTCGTGGCGCCGATTTCATCATCATCGACGACCCTCAAGGGTCGCACGAGGCTGACCGTGCGGCCGAGAGCGCTCGGATCTGCCACTGGTACGATCAAAGCATTTATCAACGCCTCGACCATAAAGACAAGGGCGTCGTCATCCTTCTGATGCAGCGAGTGGCCCACGACGATCTCACCGCCCATTTACTCGGGCGTGGAGGGTGGGAGCTACTGAGCCTCCCGGCTATCGCAATCAAAGACGAGCGGTTCCCGGGCGTCTTCGGCGAGCGCGTCCTAAGGAAGAAGGGAGAGGCCTTGAATCCCGCGCGGGAGGATCTCTCGCAACTACGCGAAGCCCTCCTCCAAATGGGTGCCAAGGGCTTCATGGCACAGTATCAGCAGGAGCCGTACCCACCCGGCGAGGGTGAAGGCTGCGGCGCATTCCACTTCGTACCTCGTCCCGACGCGAGAGAAGGAGCGGAACGGAGCTCAATCTGCCTAGGGCGCATCCCTGAAGAGACCTTCGTCCTTGAGGAGCTTTTCGGTGAGTGTAGCGGAATTCGTCGGGGGCCGCCGCCTCCCATGGCGATATCTGCGTGAAAGGAGTCATGACAGAGTCAAGAGCGATCAAGCCCCTCTGGGCTCCCCAAGGCGCGCAAGCCGAGTTCCTTGAGGCGCGAGAGCACGAAGTACTCCTTCACGGCGGAAGAGGCGGCGGGAAAAGCAGCGCCTTGCTCGTCTCTTTCTTCCAACACGTCGCCCTGGGCTACGGCCGAGACTTCCATGGAGTGATATTTCGCCAAGAGGAGGGGGATTTGGAGAGTGTCCGAAATCAGCTCCGCTGGTTCCACTTGAATATCTACCCCGGCTCGACGATCGTCTACACGCCGCACACAAAGATGACCTGGCCGACGGGCGAGACTTTGCATCTTGCGCACTTGAGCAAACCGTCCGACTACGATCGCTGGCACGGGAGCAGCGTGCCGTTCCTCGGTTTCGAGGAGCTCACGCAGTGGGCGACACCGGACCTCTATCTCGCCATGCTCAGCACGTCCCGCTCGAGTAATCCGAAAGTGCCACTCCTCGTCCGCGCGACCACGAATCCTTCAGGGCCTGGCTCATCCTGGGTCAAGAAGCGTTTTATCGATAACCAGGAGCCTGGGAGAAAGCACATTCAGCTCCTCCTCGAGGAGAATAAGGTCCTCCTCGCCGCGAATCCCAACTACGCAGAGACGATCGCAAAGGCCGCACGAGACTCGGAAGAGAGAAAGGCCTGGCTCGAAGGCAGGTGGGATCTCGCCATAGGCGGCATGTTCGACTTGTGGGATCCTCGTGTGCATGTTGTGCGGGACGTCCCGTTCGAGAAAATCCCGCGCTCCTGGCGCTTTGACCGGTCTTACGATCACGGAACCGCAAGCCCCTTCTCAGTGGGCTTCTGGGCAGAGTCAAACGGCGAATCCTTCAGACATGAAGGCAAGCTCTACGGCGCAAAGCGAGGCGACCTGTACCGGATTGCCGAGTGGTACGGAGGCGATGACGAGGGTAACGGCTTGGGTCTCGATGCTAGAGAGATCGCAATTGGGATCAAAGAACGCGAAGCTCGAATGCGGATACGCTTCTTCCGGGACCGGCAGATAGCAACATCTACGCGGGCGATAGCTCCTCTCCGAGCAACAACCCAGGCAAAGTGATGGCTGGAAATGGCGTCCATTGGAGGGCGGCGAACAAGAATCCTGGATCGAGAAAAGCCGGCTGGCTCGAAATCCGCTCTCGCCTGAAAGGGTCTATCCCGAACCCCGATGGCACGCGTGACGCCAAAGGGATCTTCTTCTTCGAGTCCTGCCGCGAGGCGATCCGCCAGCTCCCCATCATCACAAGGGACAAGAAGGACCGAGATGAAATCGATTCCGCGACCAGGGACGATCACTTGATTGACGAGGTGAGGTACCGATGCATGTTCGTGCCTTCGTTCGTTGGGTCCAAATCGTTTTGAGCGATTGGAAGCTGCGGTCGAACCCCAACTGGCGATGGCTCCACTCCCGCAAGGCTGAAGATGCACGCCGGAGGTGAGCCACGCTCCAGAGTGGACCGAGTGTAATTCCTTTACCGGCGTCTTCCTCAACACCGGACACGATGTCCAGGGGGTCACTTACGGGACGATGTCTCGGGACACGCAAGTGTGGTCCTCCAGAGGTGGAGCGAGGAGAATGGCTCGCGTCTCGTGGAGCACGAGTGGCGGCGGCTGAGAGTGGAGGGCCGTCTCCTCGGCGGAAAGCAACTGGAGCAAGGTGACGAGGCTCAT